AGAAAAAGCAGAGGAAGAACTCGCAAAGATGCGCGCCGCTGTCGAGAAGGAACGGAAAAAGTAATGCCCACCCCGACTGAACTCGCGCGGGCGTTCAAAGCCGCAATCGACCGGCAGGATGCTGCGGCTCTCACGCGCTTGGCCAAGACGTACCACCAACTTTACTTGCGGATGCAAAGCAAGCTGGACTCGCTTCTGCTGGCAATCTCGCAACTGGAATCACCGACGCAAGGGCAAATCATGCGGCTTGCGCAGTACAAGAACCTGCTTACCGCGCTGGAAACGGAATTGGCGAAATACAGCGCATACGTGGAAGTTGAAATCCGCAATACAGCGGACGCGGCGGTTGGAATGGCAATCAAGCAGACCGAACAATTTCTACGGGCGGCAGGCTACACCATGACCCGAAGCTTGCCGAAGAATGCTATTTACTCGATGCTTGGCTTTTTGCAGGAAGACTCGCCGCTCTGGAAACGAATTGGCGAACTCGCGCCATTCAACACGCAGAAGGTCGCTAACGCACTTCTGGAAGCAGTCACCTTCGGCTACAACCCAGCCAAGACTGCGAAGCTATTCGAGAACGTGATGGGCGGCGGATTGACGGACGCGATGCGCATGACGCGCACGGCGCAGTTGTACGCAAGCAGGGAAGCCAACAGGGCGAGTTACATTGCCAACGAGGACGTGGTGGAAGGGTGGATTTGGTGGAGTAGCCTGGATTCAGACACCTGCATGGCTTGCGCTATCGAGCATGGCACTATCCACTCGAATGATGAGTCAATGGACTCGCACTACAACTGCCGCTGCACGTCAATCCCAGTTGTGGCTGGCTACGACGACAAAGTACAAACGGGCGCGGACTGGTTCAACAATCTAAGCGAGAAACAGCAGCGCGACATGATGGGCAATTCGGCTTTTGACGCATGGAAGTCAGGCGCGTTTGACTTATCCGATATGGCAACACGGCGGCACGATGATGTGTACGGCGAGATGTTAGCAAAAACACCGTTGAAAGATTTGATAGGAAACGTCACCACAGATGAATCAATTACGCAAGATTATGACACTACTGAAACGGGAAAGCCTATAAAAGATCAAACTGTTTATCGTTACGGAGACGATAGCGGAAAAGTGTCGTTTTATTCACTTGAGCGAGATTATGCAGAAGAATATGCTGGCGTGAGGGGGGGCAGATCAAGTGATGTTAGAGAAGTGAGCATAAATATGAAAAATCCGCTTGTAGTCAATGTTTCATCAATAAATTTTTCTGATCCTGATTATGAAAACCCAATAATCGAAAGAGCAATGAGGTCAAAACACGACGGGATAGTTTTTGTTTCTGAGGACGGCTACGACAGATTTTTTGTCAAATTTAATAAATAATGGTGCAGAGCGCCTTACATAACTGACTAATTGGAGGATTACATGGAAGACCCTAAAACCGAGACGGTTGAAGTTACAGCGCAGGACGTTGTAACGGCGGTTGACGAAACAAAGCCTGAAGCGTTTGACGAGGCGCGCGCGATGGAGCTTATCCGTAAGCAGCGCGAGGAGTTGAAGCAGGCCAAGAAAGCGGCGGCTGAATTGGAACGCTATAAGAAGTTGGAAGAGGAGCGCAAGCAGGCGGAAATGTCAGAGACAGACCGCTTGAAGGCAGAACTCGACCGCGCGCATAGCGAACTGAAAGCCAAGACCGTGCGCACTATGCAAATCGAGGTGGCGGCAAAGCTGGGTATTCCTGCCGCGTTATCAGACCGGCTTCATGGCGAGACGCTTGAAGAGATGGAAGAGGACGCGAAGGCGATCTTAGAAGTGCTGCCCAAACAAAAAGCCGCACCAAACACGGGAACTACTAATCCAGGCGAGCAAGCATCGAAAGATGAGACACGTGCTCAAAAACTGAAAAGGCTGACGGGTGGGGAAGCCGAAATTTGGGGCGGCGGCGGAATCAATTGGGGTCCAGAAAATCCCCAATAGGAGAATGAATTATGGCAGCTTCACGATATGAAGACATCAAGACACTTGTAGCAAACGTCTACGAACTTGCGCTTTTGACCGCGCAGGAGGGTAACGTCATTGCTCAATTATCAACCGTATTCAACGACAACCAGGGGCTTGCGCCTCGCATTTACGGCGAATATAGCGGCGGGACATTCGCCAGTATCGCCGGTACTGTGGACATGAGCGCGTCTACATTCAGCGCGGCCGCAGGCGGAACGATCACCCCATCAACTTATGGTCAGCAAATCAGCTTGACCGTGAACCGTATCAAGAGCGATCCTGCTGGCGCACAACGAGACGCCGGTCAGTATCTCGGCGAAACTGCTGCAGCTCACATTGATACCAACCTTGCCGGTCTGCTCGACGATTTCACTGGCGGCACTGCTGGGTCTGCTGGCGGCACTTTGACTTGGGCAAACATTTTCCTTGCTCAAGCTACATTGCGCGGGAATAAAGTCTACGGGCGTTATTCCGTAGTATTGCACCCGTTGCAGTGGTACTACCTGACATCAGCTTCAAGCGGCGTCCCCACTCTCATGCAGAGCGAGGACATCAAGAACCGCTTTATGAGCGGCTTCTATCAGGCAAGCCTCGACAATATGGACTTCTTTGTTGACGCGAACATCACCGCAGGCGGCACCGCTTATGGCGGTATGTTTGCCAAACAGGCTATCGCTCTTGATATGCGGCAGCCTTTCACAATCAACCCGCAATGGGACGCAAGTTATGCCGGTGTAGGCGCATGGGAGCTCAACGCTTCAATGGTCTACGGTTTCGGCGTCTATCGCCCAACCTACGGTGTGACCCTCGTAGGCAAGGCTGCCTAACAACTGACTCGATGGGCAAGGATAGAGCGTATACCTCGACAAACGGCATGCTCCACCGCTTCCTTGCCCTACTGGAGCGCAAGCTGGAGGCTTGAAAAAGACATGAGAATCAACTGGTTTAGCAATTCACCGGCAGCCTGCACTGGCTACGGAAATCAAACAAAAACATTCGTGCCGCGTCTTGCGAAGTTATTGGACGGCGGCATCTCGATCACAGCGTTCTACGGAGTGCAATCAGGCGTGCTGAATATCAACGGTATCAAAGTTTATCCGAGTTTCAAACACCCGTACGGGCAAGATGTTATCGGTGCTCACGCTGTTTGGGACCGAGCAGACGCAGTTGTTACTTTGCTCGATATTTGGGTGGTGCAGTCTGAAAACATTCCGATGCCCTGGTTCCCCTGGTATCCGATTGATCACGAACCGATGCCGGCCAACGTACTCGCATCGGCTCGCAAGGCGACTAAAGGGATTGTAATGAGCAAGTTTGGTAAGCGAATGGCAGAGCAAGCAGGACTTGACGTTTGGTACATACCTCACGGCGTTGACACTGGCATATTCAAACCGTTAGACCGCGAAGAATCACGTAATCACGTTGGCTGGGATCAGGACAAATTCATTGTCGGCATGGTCGCAGCGAACAAAGGCAATCCGTCAAGAAAAGCGTTCTACGAACAGATAGCCGCGTTTGCTGCTCTACACGCCGCCCACCCTGACACGATGCTTTATTTGCACGCCGATGATGGTACTCACGGCGGTGAAGTTGTGAACCTTGTCAAGTTCGTCAACCGGATGGGATTGAAGATTGGCGAAGATGTAAAGTTCTGCGACCAATACATGTATGGGCTAGGCTTTCCTGATGATTACATGGCTGACATCTACAACGGAATGGATGTACTCACAAACGTTGCGCTGGGTGAGGGCTTCGGCATCCCGATACTGGAGGCGCAGGCATGCGGAACGCCGGTGATCGTTGGCGATTGGACTTCGATGAGCGAGTTATGTTTTGCAGGCTGGAAGGTGCTAAAAGAAGAAGCGCTGCCGGTTTATCACGACTTTTTTGACGCGTTCCAATGGCAGGCGACAACCGCCGCGATCTATGACCGAATGGAACAAGCCTATGCCGCGAAGGGCGACTATGAGTTGCGCAATCAGGCAAGGCGCGGTGCTTTGCCTTACGACGCCGATGATGTTACCAGACAGTACTGGAAGCCGGTATTGAAAGAGATGCAAGAGATTATCGAGGGGCTGAAATGATAAGCATTGTCACTCCGTTTCATAACTGCCCTGAATTGATACCTGACTACGAAAAGGCGGTACAAGGTTCACAAGTGATCGTGATTGACAACGCAAGCGATGACGATACTGCCGTCAAATTGCAAGAGATGATTGAGCGGTTAGGCGATGGCAGTAAGTACATTCGCAACGACGTGAACCAGGGATACAGCAAGGCGAATAACCAGGGGTTTGCGGTTGCAGACGGTGAAATAGTGGTGTTTCTCAACTCGGACATTGTAAGTGTGGGCAATTGGTTAGATAGAGTGAAGAACACTAAAAAAGGCGCATTTTACGCTGCTACAACCGGTGTAAGAACTGTTGACGGTGAAGCAATCCGCTATCTTGAAGGCTGGTGTTTATTTGGGCACAAAAGCGACTTTGAGATGATAGGCGGCTGGCGTGAGGATTGGGAAGGCATGTATTGGGAAGACAACGAACTCTGTTGGCGTGCTGAAAGAGCGGGACTGGAATTGAA